ATAGTATGTTGGATACAGAAAAAGCAATTGATTTAATTACAGAATTGCCAGAGGAAGCACAAGAAATTATAGCACAACAAATAATGGATATATAATTGAATAATTTAGCTTCTTTATACAAGGATAGAAGTAGATTAGATTATTCTAAACCTAATCTCCTTGTATCTGGTGAAAATAAATCATTTATAGAACCTATAATAAATATTTACAATAAAGATGAAGTGTATGATTTAGAATTTGTAAAAACATTTATAGGAGAAAATGGGTTTATTGAAACTAAACTAGATTTTGATGTAAGACCTTTTATTCAAAATAAAGAATGGAAGGAATTAGTAAATAAAGCTAATATTTTTACAGACAATTCAATTGTCTCGGAAATAAATACAAATAATTCATCTAAAGATTGGAGCTTTCTATATTTTGTAAACAATAATAAGCTTGAAATAAGTATAGATGGAAATAATTTTGTTGTAATGATAGGAAATCAAATATATGTAGATAAAAAAATAAAATTAAGTTTTATTAGATTAAATCACTATATTCCGATTAGAATTATCGCTTATAAAATAAGTAATTTTAACATCAAAAAAGAGAAGTGTTTTAGTTTTAAAATAGAAAGATTAAAGGATTAAAATGTTAACACGAGCAACTAAAGATTTATTTGAATTTGCTGCGGGTATTGACTCTGCTAAGGAAATTTTAACTAAAAAGAAACACAAAGAACATTTTGTTCTTATGTATGGTTTTGAAAATATAGAACCTTTAGCATTGTATTATGCTTTTTTAGCAGATCAGGGGATAAATGCTTTTGAATGGGAGATAGAAACTATAGAACATTATGTAGGTCCACTATCAGAAAATAATGCTGAAAAATTAAAAGCAATGTCTTCTATATTAAAAACAGATAGAGTATTTACTGATATCTTTGCTTTTAATACAATGATTGAAGTTTTTAATAATAGGCCAATTATAGCAAACACAGTAGAGTCATACTCTGCGGAAGAAATCATGTGGGCAGCAATAAATATTATTGCTATTTTTGGAGCTAATAATTTTCCTTTTAAAGGAGATGCACTAAAATATATAAGGGCTTCTCTTCAATATGAGGGATGGGAATTACCCCCATTATTTATGGCTATGCCTATAATTATTGATATGTTTGATAAAGATAAACAACATGATTTTATGAAAAAAGTAAAACATCTTCAACAATTTTCTTTACAGGATTTAAGTAAATTGTCTGATGAAGAAGTGGTAAAATCAACACAAAACATACCGTATTATAGTAATTATTTATTACATGTGGTTCAAGGTTCAAAATATTTAAATAAAAAAATCAATAATACTTTACAACATTTAAAAATGTTTGTAAAATAAAATTATTAAAGGATTTGAGATGTTGTCAAAGGAATCAGTTGCACCTTATATCTACGAACAAGCAAATGGAAAGTTTAAAACTTTCAAAAAAATTGTTAATTCTTCTTTTGGAGAAGGATTTTTTAAGAAAAAACATTTAAAGAAAATTTTTAAAAACAAACAATTATTATTTAATAATAGAGTTCAATTCCCATTAATTAGAGCAAATGGAGATAAAAAACAGATTAAAGCTGTACTAACTGATAGAAAATTTGATATTACTCAACAGGGTCCAAATAATAGAGTAATTAACTCAACACATTCAGACCTCATGCACTATAATAATATTTGGGATAAAAAAGTAAAACAAAATAAAAAATTACTAAGTCCCACTGAATTTTTTAATAAAAAAATATCATAAAGGAAAAAAATGTTAAACAAACAGGCACTTACACAAAAAATATATCAAGATGCAAGTGGAGATTTTAATAAATTCAAATCTCTGTCTCGTAACTTAATAAATGGTGGTAAATTAAAGTTAAAAGATGGATTGTCAGATAAAGAGATTTACAATTATTTTAAAAAAGGAAAAGTAATTTTTTCTAATAAAATTCATGATGATATAAGTAAAGGAAAAACACAAACAAGAATGTCGTTAAAAGAATTATCTCAACATTATTCTCCTGGTTTCATGGAAAGATTAAAGGCGGATTGGAATAGAAGCTTTGCTTTTCATAATTCCTATAAAACTCCTAAAATAAAAAAAGAGGAAGTAAATGAAAATGTTCCATTATTTGGAAAACAAGATGATAGTGATAAAAATCCAAAAGAAGCTCCAAAAGTTGATTGGAGCAAAATGGGGCCAGGTTCTGATTACAAAATACCAGAAAGACCTGTAAAAAATACAAAAAATAAAAATAAAAAAAAGAAAAAAAAGAAAAGTGCTAGTAAATTTATTAAAGAAAAAGAAAACAATATAAATAATGTAAACAGTGCGAACAATTACAATAACACTGAAGACATTCATTCTTCTATAGAGAACGCACAGGAAAATACAAATAGTGACAAAATGTTTACAGGAACAGTTTTAGGATTAGGTGGAGCAGGAGCTTATTATTCGTATAAAAAATCAAAAAAACAAAATAATTCTTGATAGAAACAAATAAAAATGCTATAATAAACAAAAAAAAAGGATAAAAAATGTATTTAGAAAAAATCGCAAACAGATATTATGATTGGTTAGAAAAAGAAGCGCTTCTTACGGAAACGGGTACAAAACAGATTCTTAAAAAACTTAAACCTTGGAAAGGTGGAACTATAACAAGGGATGATGTTGAAAAACAATTTAAAAAAATATATGGAGATAATGTAACGACTCATCATGCAGATGATATAACCAATTTTCATAGTTTTATAACAAATTCTACTCATGGTATTAAAAGTAAAAACCAAGCAAATAAGTTTCTAAAGCATTACAATAAATATGCTAATGATCCTGCTATTACAGGAGTAACCGCTCGTGACAAATTTGTATATGACGATTCAATTCATCAAGATTTTGGAAAGCGTAATAAAATCAATAAAGCAATGTGGACGGGTGGAAAAAGTCAAAAAAATAGATATTATTACAACACAGCAAACAGTAAAGCTCTAAAAGAAATAAGAAAAACTCAAGCGAAACTTGAAGCAGCAAATGATACAGCAAAAGAATACGAAACAAAATATAATACTTTAAACACAGAACACGAAGGGTTAAATACTAAGTACAACGACTTACAATCTCAGTACAATAATGCAGTCCAAGAAAGAGATAGTAGATACACAGGAACTGCATTAGCTGGAACAGCAGCAGCAGCAGGATTAGGTGGTGGACTTCTTGGTTACGGAATGGGTAGCAACAGGAATTAATTTTTTGTTGCTAAAAATAATAACCCCTAGCCAATTTGCCCAGTCGGTGTTAATGTTAAAAGGGAAACCTTTTAGGTTTAACCTTCATGCACCGTTTGAACCTGTATACAATTGGCCTACAGATGGTTTATTATTAAAAACAGCTAGACAAGTTGGTAAATCAACAATGTTGGCTGGTAAAGTAATAACTTCTTCAATGTTGGGACCAAACAGAAGAACATTTTATGCTTCTACATCAGAAAGACAAGCGAGAGAATTTGCTAGAGTTAAGTTAAATGAATTTTTGGCTCGTTCTCCTATCGCAAGGAAGTATTTATTAAATAAACATAGTTATGATGTAAAAGATAGTTTATTTGATAAGAACTTTTCGAATGGTAGTGGAATTACTATTTCTTATATGAAAGATAATGCAGATAGGACAAGAGGTTATTCTGCCGATGATTTATATCTTGATGAAATTCAAGATATGGACCCAAACGAACTACCTGTTGTGCTAGAAATTTTATCTGCTTCATTAGACCCTAAAAAGATTTTTGCTGGAACTCCAAAAACTATTGAAAACCCAATTGAACAAATGTGGCAACGTTCTACTCAGCACGAGATATTTTTTAAATGTAAAAAATGTAATAAATGGAATAATATAGGATATAAAAATATAGGTAAGAAAGGACCTATGTGTGCTGTATGTGGTGGTGATTTAGATATGGAACACTTTGATATTATTGCTACTGCTCCGGAGCCAGAAAAGCAACCTAGAATAGGAATAAGAATTCCTCAACCAGCGTTAAGACTTCATTATGGGTTTGAAAAGAAATGGAAAGACATTCTTCAGAAATACGAAGAGTATGATGAAGCTAAATTTAATAATGAGGTTTTAGGCATATCTTATTCAAAAGGAACAAGATTCTTAACTGAACAAGATATACTGGAACAGTGTCATCCCTGGGGATTGTTGGAGAGTTCACATTATACCCAACAAAGAAGAATGTTTGATGTGGTTGTGGCAGGAATAGATTGGTCTGGTGGTGGAAGTGATTTTAGTTCAAAAACAGTATTAACTATATATGGAAGACTAGCAGGTGATGCTAAACAAAGGTTAAGATTGATTTATTATAAAATATATCCTGCCCAAGACTATATGATTACAATAAATGATATAAAAAGAAAGTTAGCATTTTACAAACCTACAAAAATTGGAGCAGATGCAGGAGAAGGAGCATTAAATAACTCTTATCTTGCTGATGCTTTTGGTGGAGATGTTGTTCAACCGTTTAGATATGGTAAATTTGATAAGTTAATTAAGTTATCTCAAGATAAGTATACTGTGTATGTAGATAAAACTACAGCATTAGATGATTTTTTTAAAGCATTAAAAGGGGGCAAATTTTTATTTCCTAAGCCTCAATTAATGGGAGAACCAATTAAACATATGTTGTCAGAACATGAACATGTTACTAACAATGGATATAGGATATGGCAAAGAGGAATGTATAGTGATGATTTTTTACATGCTTCTGTTTTTGCATATAATGCTTACAAAATTGCTGCTGGTATGGTTAGATTTTATTAAAAATTTGTTATAATAAACAAAAAAAAGGTTTTTTAATGAAAACAAATGAATTTTTAGAAAAAAAGGCCTGGAGTGCTCCATGGTTAAGTTCTGTTAAAGGACAGTATTTTAAAGATTACAATGAATTCTATGAGCATGTAAAAAACACAACACCTCAAGAAGTGATAGATTTCATAAAAAAAAGAGATCCCGATTATTTTAAAAAAATGTATACATTGGGAACAACTAAAAAAAAAGCATCT